GTACAGCGCTATTGAATCTATCCCATACGTGAGGGATAACAATATTAAGATTCCAAAAGGTAGCGATATATCAAATAATAGTCTTCACTAACTGTTACATTTTTGTAACACTTTTAGCTAAAATCTAAAAAAAACGCATTTTTTTCGTTTTAAGTGAAAAAAAGCATGTACATCTGTGCGTGGTTGAGGTAGGATGGTATCAAGATAAACAAATTAACGGAGAAAACATGTCAAACGAATCAATATTTTTAGAAGCAGATAACGGCGGAATCGCCATTTACGAAGGCGCTGGTAACAGAGTCGATTGGGCAAAAGACCCTCTTGCTCTTTCAGTTGTTATTGAAAACTGGGATCTTCTAGATAGACCTAATGTTTTCTTCACTAGCTCAATGGACTTTGCCAGTGAGTATGGTTTCAAAAGAAACCAAGACGCCAGAATTCTCTTTGGCGAAGCTTCAACAATCGTTCTTCAAAGAGAAGCCGATGAAGAAAGATTAAGAAGAAAAATGAATAGAGCAATTATTGACGGAGTTATATAATGATAGCATCAGAAAGAAAATACAACAAGTTTTCAAAGACTTTATCGCCTAAGTTAGCCGCATGGTTAGCAGATGATCACACTTACATTTCAGATACGAAGAGCAAGTTAGCAGCTCGTGCTAAGAGGCGCCAGGATGCTTTAGCTGATTGGGATCTTCATTTAGTTACTTTCAACAAGATGTTCATTGAATGGGCAGTTGAAAATTCTGTTAGTGACGAACTTGGCGAAAAGATCTCATTCGCGGTAAGCGAGTCTCAGTTAGAACCGATCACCAAAGATTACAGGGTTGATTGGAGATTGAAGAAAGAATTTCCTGAAGTTGATTGGGAAGTTAAGACCAAAGAATATTTAGATGGAGGATTATATTGATGTTTTATTATGATGTATTTAATGAAAAAGTTGGCACAATAAGTAGCTTCACTTGTTTTAAAGAGGCTCACAAGTCAGCTAAAAAATATGCAAAGCAAATGAATCATTACTTTGTTATATTTAAACGATTCCCTAACGGTTCTCAAGAACTGTTCAAGTGGGTCTTTCCAAAGAAAAAATAATGGCAAAATTTAGAAAAAAATATTTAAGACCAACTAGATTCAATCCAAAAGGTCACATGTATGTTGGCGTCATTTGGCCGGTCGAGGGTAGTACTGGAAAGCAGTACGATGTTGAGTTGACTGACGAGGGATTTGAGTGTAACTGCCGTGGATTTACATACCATGGCTATTGTAAGCACTCAAAGTCAGTGATGAAAAAAGTAGAAAAAACAACCTTTGATAACTTCGTGAGAGTACTATGAGCAAAGGTATCAAGGGACGAGGCAAAACACATTCAACCTCAAGGTCATGGGAAAAATCTTTGAAAAAGAATGGTAATAAAAAAATAAGACAACAAGGAAAGAAAGAAGTAAGAAGATGAATCAAATAGGTTTGTTGATAGCGCTTTATATTCTGGGCACTTTATACGTTTTAGCTCCATGGATATATGTTACATTTATGTTACAGTCTGATAAAAAAGTGAAAAAAAATAATAAAAAGTGAAATTAATCGTTTACATTGTAGTGTTTTTATGGTAGATTAGTAGTATAAGGTAAAAAAATTAAGGAGAAAAACATGGATATTTTTGATTATAAAAACGTAATAGACATCTTGATCGGGATGTCAGATGAGCAAAAGAAAGTCTTAGCTCAAAAATTGGTTGAAAGGTTTCCTTCAACTACTTATGACTTAGCATCTGAATTTATGATTCAGCTGCAAGACAGAGAAACTGAAGAAGGAATCTTATCATGATAACTTTACAGAATACAAACGGCTTGTCTTATTCAACAATAATGAACAAAGCAAAAGAAATAAATGAAGCCATGTCTAACATACTAGATACTTCTGATTGTCTTGAAGAGGCTGTATCAAGAGCAGAAAAAATGACAAACATATTTCCGATGCTTACCAAAGAAACAGTAATCGATGAGATTACATACCTTTGGAATGAATACTGGTCGGATTACAGATAGCGTATAGGAAATAAATCATGATGGACACATTCAATAGCATCATTTCATTCCTATACGTTGAGGCCACAGCTCAACCCCTTATTTTTCTCCTCTTTATCTTGGTTGGGCTGTGGTTATTATTTCAAAAAACATACGTGACAATACTGTCACTATTTACATTATGGTTAGCTTATTTAATTGGAGGATATTATGGCTAAAGAATTGACAGATAAACAAAGAATCGCATTGGTACGAAAGCTTTCAAAAAAGTTTACTAAAAAGATACAACGTAACTCTAGGGTTCGTCTATCTGAAACGTTGTACTTGGATAAATATGATAATGGTTCTAATCCAAATCACTACACCGATGCTTCTAAATTTGCAAACGAGTATTATGGCGATGCAATGCGTGATACCGTGGCTATGGACAATGATTGGGATTAAATCATGACTATGCATCTCTTACCGATATATTTTACAACAACAAAGCATAGTCGAAAGCGTAAGCGTAAGTTTTCGCAAAAGCAACAAAAGGCCCAACAAGAACATGAAAAGTTCTTAAAAAAGATGGGCGTCACCGGAGCTGTATCAAACAAAGGCATACACGATATTCCTGATTATAAAGCAGATATAAGAAAAACAGCAAAAACTTCTGATTCAGTTCCAGATAATGGGTCTCGCAAAAGAGCCCAGCAGTACACAGGCACCTTTATACAAGGTATTGCAACTATGCATAAATCTAATCTTGTTCCAGTTACTAAGGAGGGCAATCCAAAAGATTATGCAACAATGAGGAGAAACTAATGTTTGCAGAAGCAGTAATGTGCCTCGCACTCAATATGTATTGGGAGGCAAAAAATCAATCGATGATAGGTCAATTAGCAGTTGGCCAAGTCGTTATGAACAGAGTAGAAGATAGTAGATTTCCAAACACAGTTTGTGAAGTTGTCTATCAGGGTCAACACAGACCCTCGTGGAAGGATCCAACTAAGGAGCATCCTATAAGACACAGATGTCAATTTAGTTGGTATTGCGATGGAAAATCAGATGAGCCAAATAGAAATAGCAAACAGTGGACTGACGCCGTTACATACGCAAGATATATCTACACCGGTAGGATTGGAATTGATATAACCGAAGGATCGACACATTATCATGCCACTTACGTCAGGCCATCATGGGCTAAAACTAAAACAAGAAAAACACGAATAGAATCACACATATTTTACAGATGGGAAAAATAATGGTACTAGAAGAAGGCCCGTTGAAAACAGCGGCAGAAAATAATGATGGTCTTATCAAACAAGAACTTGTAAACTATCGAATAATAGATGGAATGTTATACAAGGAGGTAATTACACGCCAATTCAGAAGTGATGGTGATTATACGGATCACACAGCCACGTCACCTCTGGCTCGAGTTGAGATGACAATGCCGGATTTAAGCGATAAAATTCCAGGAGCGACGGGAAAATAATTTAAAAAAAGTGAAATTAATCGTTTACATTTGTCAAAAAGTATGGTAGAATATATTATATTAGTTAAAAATGAGGAGAAAAAATATTATGGCTAAGAGAAAAAAGAAAAAATTACTAGGTAGAGTTTCAAAAAGCGGTGTTGGCGCCGTTTCTTTTGAAAAAGGATTTAATTACGTGTTAAGACATTTCCATGATGAAGTCGATAAAAAAGAAATTAGTGAACTTACTCGTGGTTTTGTTAAAAAGAACTATTCAAAGGCAGACGCTAAAAACATATTAGCAAACCCAGAATATTCTTTCAACATGTTTACACACCATGGTGCTACTGTTTATTGGTCAGAGATCGTAAAGACTGATGCAAAATACGATGGCGAAGTATTTCAACAGTACCTTAAAGGATTTAAAACTTACTTAAGTAAGATAAACCTTGATGGTGCTAGAATTATCAAAGAAAAAGAATTAGAAAAGAAACTAAAAGGCAATGTTGTTACATTATCTCCCGTTCAAAGATTGCAGAATAAGATCAATGAAACAATAATGCAAGACCTTTTAACTTTAGAAGACGAATGGATTGATGGACAAGAAACTACTCTTGATGTTTACAATCAATTCAAACTACACGGGCTCAGTGGATCTGCTACTATTCCCGTTAGAGCGATGATTGAGGGCTGGTTACTAGATTATGAGGATGCCTATCTTAAAAGATGTGCTGATGCCGTCGAAGGTTATTCACATTTGAAAAGATCAGAACTCAATCGTCGAGTAAAAGCATGCAAAGACATGTTAGATGATTTGGATAAAATCAAAGCGGCAACAAAAGCCACACGCAAAGTACGGATTAAAAAGCCACAATCAGCTATCAAACAGGTAGCAAAACTTAAGTATCAAAAAGAAGATACAACATTTAAACTGGTTTCTATTAATCCTCTAACAATTATTGGTAGTACAAGGCTCTTTGCTTTCAATACCAAATATAAGAAAATAATCGAGTATGTTACTCAAGATCCTAATGGTTTCAATATTAGTGGTAGCACTATTAAAAACTTTGATAAAGAATTAAGTAGTGAATACACACTTAGGTCCGGTCAACTTGGTTTCATAGAAACTGTTCTAAGAAAGACACCGAACCAAATTGATAAAATCAGATCTGAAACTATCAAAACCAAGGCGTCATCTCCTAATGGTAGGATTAATGATAACACAATTTTACTGAGGGTTGTTGATAAATGATAATAGAAGATCAATTTTTAACTAAGAGTAAATTTACCAAGCTCATTGAAAAGACTGTAAGTGAGCTTGGAATCAACTACATGGATGCGATATTACACCTTTGCGAAAAGAACAATATCGAACCAGAGGATGTTAAGAAGTTTGTTTCACCGATTATAAAGAACAAAGTCGAG